GCATCATCGGGTCGCCAAGCATGTCATGAGGGTGGGTGGGATGGGAATATAATAAATAAATCTTGCGCTTCCTGCTCTGAGGATGCGCAACACAACTGGACAAGATGGGATACGCGTTATTACACACGGTAGTGCGCTGAGCAGCGGGCGATACAATTAACAGAGCTAGCCAGGAATACGTGGGATAGCTTAACTACAAACTCCCGCTGCTCTGCGCACGGGCCTAGCATGGTACGGCATCATCCGTATCCTCATCACCATTTACATTGACATCGCCGCGTATCTCTGGTAATGTTAATGTGAGGTGATAACATGCTTAAGGAAAATCTAACTCAGCAATTAGCCTATGAGCTATTTTTACTAAAAGGCGCCCAGACTAATGATGCAACGGCGCAATATGTAGCTGATAAGGTTGGCGTTGGGGTACGCACATTCTGGGCCTGGTATAAAAAGTTCCAATGGAAAGATCGGGCAGATGAGTTTCGTAAAGAACGAACTGAAGAGCTAAAAGAAACAACAGCTCACGCGCTACGTCAAATCGAGGACGTAGCTGCCGAGATAATCGAGGACCTGATCGTACAATTCAAAGACAAAGCAAAAGATGGCAAGATAAAGATTGAACGAGTGAGCGACCTTGAGAGTCTAATCCGCACGTTCATGACTCTCACTGGCCGAATGCCACGTGGCGAAACGACTATAAATGTGATCACAGCAATTCCCAGACCTGGATCCACGGATGAATCTGATCAGGATCCAGGATTCTGGGCGGACAAACCCAAGCTTCCTCCCCATTCTTAGGAAACAGTATTCTCTTTGGAATAGTCTGTTTTCCAATTTCATATTCTTGGCATTTCTGACAGTCCCAATCATCCGCAACCATATAGCATTTCAAAAACGTATCCTGCATCCATCAGTTCTTCCCTGTGTTTCAAACATAGAACCTGGGTTACAACATTTCCAATAACTCTATGATTATCATCTTCCTTCCAATAGCTGGTATATCTATTCGGGTATTCCATCAGAACCCCCATCCGCCGCCTCGTTAAACAGCGCATAGACCTTCCCACATCTCGGACACTTCCAAACCTGGTGTGGGAAGATGGTCAATTCTATCTCATCAGCTTGAGAATATGCAAACATAGTATTTGTATGCTTTCCGCAACATTGTAAGCTCAACCAACTCTAAACATACTAAATACAGAACTCCAACTGCTCCTTTTCTTCACGTATAACATGCTTGTAAGCCCGCCAGCTAAGTGACCTGGCAAATCGCTCGAAGTCAGCGCATTTGACTTCCAGCGTCTTTTGTCGTTGTCTGCGCTTAGCATTTCTCAACACACGACCATACTGGTTAAGAATACCAATGCTCGGATCCTGCAGAAGCGTTCTATCAACACCATCTGCTAAAATGTAATAAACAAAATCTATGCGCCTGGAGGCCCGTATCTTATACGCCTTGCGCCGCTTGTAATCTGCCTTCAGGTCACTGTTCGAGATCTTCGCCTCGACAATATACACATCACCACTCGCTTTTATACCAGCAGCATCTACAATACCAACCCATCCCCAGCTCAACTCACAGCAAAACGCCACACAGCCAGTATTCTGCAGCCACCTCAATGCCACTTGCTTAAGCCTGTGATGATCTACACTTTCCATTACCTTTTCCCCATAGGTTCTTCCATCCTGCAGTCAATGGGATTCCAAGCCCTAAACCTTATGGCTCGCCTGGTTCTCATTTAATCATCCCTCCCCGTCGCCTTCAGAACCCCCTGTGCTGTTGATTCTGATCTTCCACAACTGGCATTCCGTCAAACCTGCGTTTCATGCGTATTTCTTCGAGAGTATCAATTTTTGAAGGCAGAAGTCCCCTGGAGATGAAATAGTCTATATTGGATTTGCGGCATGTGACTTTACTGCCAGTCCTTATAGCTTCGCTCAGCAACCTGGAGGATCTGCCACCTCTGTACGCTCCGTCCAGTAAGATATATCTTTCACAGGGAGAAGGAGCGTTGCCCAGAATCGCCTTAGCACGCCATCTACCCTCTTTTCCCCTACTGACACAAAGTTCTTGTCTCTTCACCAAAAATTCAATAGCTTGTTGTTTTAGCCAAACCTCTAGTGAATCTCTACCTTCTCTCTTCGCTGTGAGGGACATTTCCCCTAGTTCTCGAGCTATAACCATTAAGCGAGTTTCAATCTGACTCATCTTCAGCCCTTCTTCCTCGTTCGCCTACAGGCGCTTCCATCAGAAGTTTGCTCAACGAAGATTCCGCATCACCCTCAGCTAACTTATATACAGTAAGCTTACTATGCCACTGGCCAACTTCCCGGACAAAACCTGCTTCACCCCGATCCCACCCGATATTTGCATCGACGACCTGACCTTGGACATGAGCCAGATCAAGACCGTTTCGCAGAACCAGAAGCAGGCGCTTAGTCTTGTGCACGTAATATCTACGCACATCCGGCTTTCGTGCCAGATGCGTCAGCTCAAACTCCTCCCCCTCCCAATACTCGCAGACGACATCACGCCCAGCTCCTTCGTTGAAAAAATATGGGGATTTATCATTCAGACAAAAACCCTGGTCGTTTGGCTCCATATCATCGTCATAGTCGTAAGCAAAACTTCTAAAGAAGTTGCAGTTGACACAATCTTTCAAATCAAATATCAGCAGCATCTTGTTCCCCTTGACATCCCACAATTCCGAACGTCATGACACCCAACAACATCCTTGTTTTCAAGGAAAACAACATCATAGTTTTCAGGGAAAACGACATCATTATCAAGGCCTCTCTTTTCCCGCTAAAAGCGCAATAGTCCGCCTCAGTTCTCTGTTTTCACTCTCAAGATATTCAATACGGCGCTGCAAATCATATATATGCTCTTTCAGTGCTTTGATTACTTCCATCTTCTCAGTTGCGATCTTGAAAATGCTATAGTTTGGGTCTGTATAGTACCAGCCATTGTCTTTGCGACTGTACTTTATAGGAGCGCCCAGATGCTCTATCATAAACCGCCGGTCCAGGTACGCAACCCGGGATTGCACCTCAAAATGCTCAACGACCTTCTGGCAATTTGGATACTTCTCACAAAGTATCTGAGCATCAATCCAGACTATGCGTTCAAGTTTCGTTGACATGGTATAAGAAACCTCTATGGCTCTGAAGCTCGTGGTATTCCATCATCCGTTGCAAATTTCTGCACGTAAACAGATTCTGGGTACTCTTCAGGCGGAAAATCCGGAGTGGGATCCCCTTTCCTAATCCTGGCTACGAGGATCCCGCCGGGATCTTTCCAGTGCTGCCCCTTTCTATGATCGTGTTTAACCTGCATGATGTGGCGGTAAATAAATGACGTTGTATACTTCTTCGCTAACTGCGTTGCAACCCTCTCGCTTTTGACGCTGTGTTGAGCAAGCTGCAATATTATATCCTGGATTTCCTTTTCCGTCTTATTCCTTTTTGAAAGAATTTCTTCCCCTTCTTCCCCCACATTCTCATTTTCGTTTTCCCCCATAGAGATATCATTAATGGGAAGAGGGGTATTAATAGATCCCAATAGTTTGTTAGGATCGCGGCATGTGGTGCCGCTAACTATGCCGCTAAGTGGGGGATAGCGGCACGTGGTGCCGCTATCTTTAGCGGCATGAGATGCCGCTTTCTCCGACTTAGCGGCATGTGGTGCCGCTAAGTCATCTTGGCTCCCATCTTTTTTGGCAGGGCTTTCCCACTTTTTCATCTCAACCATGATCAAACGCAGTTCAGTTATTTTTCTTTCAACCTCATCGTGGTTGGCCTCAAGATCCAGAAGTTCATAGATAATAGCAAAAGTTGGAGCCTTCCCTCTATTTCCTCTCCAATATAGTACCAGAGGCAAATTATTGATAGAAAACTTAATCAGATTAGCTCTGGCCAGGCGCACACTGCGGTCAGATAATACAGCGAGATCTGCCAACTCTCTACCAGATATTCTGAAAAAACGGGGAAAGTGAAGGTTGTTGGCTTTATGGAGAAGAGCGAGGAAGAGGGAATGACTAACCAACCCCAACTCCTGGTGGATCCCAAGTTCGTAGTAGGCCTTCTTCATACGAAAGTAGTTAAACTGTGGTTTTTCAGTCTGATCCTCTTCCGCCATCTTATTTCCCTCTTGACGCCAGCGTCAATTTTGTGATAGAATAGAAAATAGAAAGGGCGTTTCAAAAAGAGACCGCGCTTTCGGTTTTTGGGTATGAAAGAATTGAAAAGCCCTGAGAGAAGGGAAGTTTCTCAGGGCTTTTCGTCTTTCGGATTATTGGATTTAAGTATGAATTCCCGGGTTGCCTCCCGGATGATTGCAGATGGGTTCGTCTCCTTTCGCTTAGCGAGACTCAAGAGTTCCGAGTGGAGCGGCTCCGGGAATCTAACTGTGATTCTGTCACTTCCTTTGGTCGGCACGTCCTTCACCTCCTTAGTGCGGTCTATTATAGCACAGGTGTCCGACGTTGTCAACAACAATTTTCTTACGAGTAAATAAAGAATATGGCGGGGTAACAAAAAGCTCCCAAATTAGTTTTGCTCGCTACCCTTGTTGCCCGTCCATTAAGATAAAATATGGAGAGATGGGTAACTGTCAAAGAAGCAGCTCGCTTCCGAAATTGTTCGGAAAGGAACATCCTGGATCTGATCCAGCGTGGGCGTCTTGAGGGAAGAAAAGACGGACGCCGCTGGGAAGTGCTGATAGATTTTCCGGAAGATTATGCCGAAGATGTTCCGCAGGATGCAGAAGTTATTAGTGTGCTGAAAGAGCAGCTTCAGGAGAAAGATAAACAAATAGAGAGCCTGCAACGTCAATTAGGAGATGCAAGCCAGCGACACGATACAATAGTTTTGCAAATGACAAAACAACTTGAGCAAAGCCAGCGACTGCTGGAATATCACCAGGAGCCCTGGTATCGACGGTTGTTCAGGAAGAAAGTTGCTGCAGATAGAGGAGAGCGCGATGAGTGGCGATAAGAAAGACATCTGGGAGCTTATTGAGGAGATGAGGAAAATGGGCAAATGGATGATCACCGACATTACGGTAGATCTGCGCCAGACGGACGTGGATTTCTGTGCGACACCTGATGGAGAGGACTATGAGTTGACAGTGGCATATACTGCGGCTGATCGTCCTCGCAAGCAGGATAATGACATCAAGCAGCATGATAATAGAATTTGCTTTCTGATCAGCGCGGAGCAATTCGATCTGCTGCTTAAAGAATCGCGGAAGGGTTTGGAGCGGCGATAGGAAATCCTAAGCAGGAACTAGCAGTTCTTCGGGGGAGAAAATATTGCTAGAAAACTGGTTAGGCATCTTAAGGAGAGATAAATATGTCACAGGAAAAAGTGGGTATCACTTTCACAAGTCTGTTGATAGATCTCAAAGATAGCAGTGAAAAAGTATATATTCATTTGGGTGAGGCTCATAAAGTATCAGGAATCATCTCCCGAACTGGCTCTGATATTATTGCGTTGGCTGATGAAGCAGGGAAAGAGAAGTATTTCGTTCCTAGATCAGCTATTCATTGCATAGAAATACCTTCGAAGAAAAAGTCGAGGGTTTCGATATCTGATTGAATTTACTAAACCGTAAACTGCTCCCAAACAACTTGCTGGATAGTTCTCTCTTTTTGGTGGCGAATGGAAGACGCCCTGATTCGGATGGTAGATGGCGGCGGAGATCGAATCGCTTAGAAGCGAAATATGGCTGGTCGAATATGCGAAGTGTGCGATTGACATTAGGGTATATCTTTCTTTTCCTCCTTGGATGCGGAGTTGACAACGTGGGGCACTTAGTTCCTGGTCAGGGAGACAAAGCGATCACGGTTTTTGTGGATCAGGCGCTAGATGGTGATACCATTAGAGTGAAACGCCCGATAAGATGGTCTGAGAATGGTAAGCCTAAACGCATAACCCGCATCAGATACATCGGCGTTGATACCCCGGAGCATAACGATCCATTCTGGAGAGCTGCCAGGGCGCTGAACAAGAGCCTGGTTTATAGAAAGCGGGTGAGACTTGAATTCGATAGGGAAAGGACCGACAGGTACAACAGGCTACTGGCTTATGTTTACGTTGATGATGATGTCTTTGTAAATGCGGAAGTGGTTAAGCGAGGTTATGCCCGGGCTTATCCCGTTGAGCCGAATACCAGATACGAGAAACTTTTCAGACAATTAGAAGACGAGGCCCGGGCAGATGGCAGAGGAATGTGGTCCACTCTTGCGGATTTAACTCCAGCCGCGCCAGAGGAAACAGAATCCGCCAATCCAATCGAGAGGAAATACATCGCCAGTAGGAATTCGGAAGTTTTTCATCTTCCCTCGTGCAAATGGGCAAAGAGGATATCTGAAGGAAACATGATATATTTTACCACGTACCAGGAGGCTATAGATTCTGGCAGGAGGCCGTGTAGGGTCTGCTATCCCATGGATGAGGAAGATGGATTAAAGAAAAGTTGGTACAGAGAAGGGAATCAGGCAGCCGACAGGCCGGAAAGGAGTCATAATGAAGCAAAAAAAAGATGAATGGGACGTCATTGTTGATGCGGGTGCTGGTTTTAGACTGTATCATGATGAAATCCGGGCAGATGATAAAATCTTCAAAAATGTAATGGTAATTTTTGAGGACACACTGATCCTGTGTCTTAGCGAAGACGCCTGGCCAGGTTTTCGCAAATTGGTGGAAGTCACAGAGATTGCAGACGCCACATTCCGCGCAGGGGGTAAATATGATCTCCCGGTGGGCTACAAGTTAGCGGTTCGCTTTTCCACCGAAGATCAATGGACTGAGTTTCATGATGCGGTATTGGAATTTGACGTTCCTGACATTTGATCTGCTAGAAAGTTTGAAGAGAGGGAGGTGGGCAGCAGGGATTAGAAGGGAGATCCAGCACGGAAAGGAAAAAGGAGAGGACAATTGCAAATAGGAAGTGAAGCTCTCAGAAACGCTATCTGGGATTCCATGCTAAATGCAGAACTCAGCGTCTTCTACTGGGGCACTAAAAGTAGGAAATGGGAGAAAAAACAAAGGTTCTTCGGGCTAGTCCTGGCATATACAACTTCAGGTGTTGTGGGAGGCTGGTTCATATCATGGTTAGCATCTTTAGCTGGAAGTTCACATCCTGTAGTTAAAACAATAGGACTTGCATGGAAAATAATATCCTTTTTCATGGCTGGCATTGCACACGGACTTTATCTGCTAGATTGGAAAAAGACGATACGAGACATGTCTCGCTTAAATGGCAAATGGCATCAGATCCAATCGCAATATGAAATGATGTGGTTCGATTTTGAGATAGGTCAAAATCTAGATGACATTGTTCGAGAGTATAAGCACACCAGATATATGGAACCACTAGCAGAAGAAGATTCACCTGATTTACCTGGTCGTGATACCAAATTATGGGAAGAAAGCTGGTGGAACGTTATCAAGTCTAGGGGATTAGAAACTGAAGAAAGGAGTCAATAATGTCTAAGGAGAAGAAAATATTGACAGGCATTCTCAAAAAGGATAAACCGGGAGAAACACTTGTGGCTGAGAAAAAGCAACGTCCGCGACCTTGGCCAACCCCACCGCCGAGCAGTAGACCACAGGCATCTTCAAGTAATAGACCACAAGCATCTTCAGGAGATAAGCCAAAACCTGACGCGGATGCTGGTCCGAAGAAACCGTCCCCCAAGAAAGAATAGCCAGGAGTAAGCAGAAAAGAGGCCGATTAGCTAGTTTTCCTTGACAGTTTGATGCGAAGTAAGTACAATATAGAATGAAGTACTCCAAATGAGGATAAGTTATCATTAGTTATTTATAAATAATTAAAGTGTTGCTTTAACCTCTCTTTTTTTTTACTCTATGGTTGATTGATTTATAAATCAGTTAAAGCGTTCAATTTGCCGCAAATTGATAGTAATGCTTTAAGGTATCCGGAGATGCTGAGGAGGCTATCATGCTTAAAGATATTATAGTATCGTCTGAACAGGGAAGAACAGCAGAGGATGGCACAAACCAACGGAGCGATACAGATTTCTATGCCCTGGTTTTAGCAAAAGGGAAGGAACTATACGGAAACTCCTTTGAATTTGACAGATGTGTTATTGATAGGCAGAATAATGGAACAGCTATCGTGACATTCGAGTCATTCGCCGTAGAGATATAAATGAGTGCAATGAATATCGAAATTATTCAGCTCAGCGAAAACCTGCAGGTAAAGCATGTCGAAAGAGAAGAATTTGTCATACTATCAGGCAAATACCGGATCAAAGCTAGCCGCTCATGTATCATGAAATTACTTGACCAGTTCCATAGAGCAGAATCATTGTTTTCAGAGAAAACAAAATCATTCGAGGAATTACGCAATGGCTTCAGTGGCAACAAAGACATTGTTTTCAGAGAAAGCAACGACAATGTTTTCAGGGAAAACAACAACAATAGATCTGAGTCAGATATATAGGCCGACCGAGAAACAATGTATTGCCCACACCGCTCCTGAGCTATATCTCTTATATGGCGGTGCGGTGGGCGGCGGGAAATCGGTTTTCCTCAGCACCGAAGGCATACAGCTCTCCCTGGACACCCCGAATAATCGGGGCCTCATCTGCAGATGGGAAAACAGGATATTCAAAAAAACCACCTTCAAGACCTTCCAGGAATTTCTTCCAAATGAAATAGTAGCACAACAGAACAAAGCCGAGCAATGGTATAGGTTGATCAACAACTCAGAGATTTATTACGGTGGCTTGAAACCTTCCGCTGGTAGCGATCCTCTCAAGCACCTGGGATCTTTGTCGCTTGGCTGGATTGCTATAGACGAGGCAGGCGAAGTTCCGGAAGATGTCTTCCTTATGCTATGCAGCAGGTTGAGACTAAAGGCGCCCGGCATCCGGTATCGAGGCTTGCTGGCAGGAAATCCCGAGCCCGGGTGGCTGAAAACCAGGTTCATCGACCAGGATCTACCTGATCATCGCTACGTGGAAGCTTTACCACGGGACAATCCTCATCTCCCACCCGATTATGAACAACGGCTCAGAGAGTTATATCCAGAAGAGTGGGTGCTCCGTTACCTGGAAAGCGATTGGGAGGCAATGCTGGAAAGTTACTTAGTATTCCCATACAAATGGGTTAAGGCAGCTATGTATCGTGAATGCGAAGCAACCTCACCCAAACGCATGGGGATCGATATTGCCGCTGGTGGAGCAAATATGACCGTGGCGGTAATGCGCTGGGGGCCTGTGGCGAGAATTGTGCATCGCTCCTCTTTTGAAGATACAATGCAGACTGCTAGAGAGCTGGCTATGGTGATAGAAAAATATGAGCCAGAGTCAGCTAACATCGACGTTGTTGGTCTGGGGAAAGGCCCCTACGATAGGCTTAAAGAGCAAGGCTATCCGGTTCTACCCTATGTAGGCGGAGCAGAAGTTGAACCAGAAGAAGAGGGCATGAAATTCCTGAATAGACGCGCTAAAGATCACTGGCAAGGGAATACTATTCTTCTCGTCACTCGGAGGTTGGCTGGTATTCGCAATACTTGATGCTATTCAATGCAGAAGAAGGAGGCATCTAAATGAAAATCCGCAATCCATTCGTGTGGAAAGAGCCTGAGATTCACCAGCCGGAGGAGATCGTGGGCGAGGTGTTTATCTACACAGATGCACAAAGCCTGGTTCCATTCAAAACCTTGCGGGAGTTCGAGATAAGCAAAGGCAAGAAAGAATTGGAAGAGGAAAAGAGCTGGTATTCTGGTCTGGATCTGCGTCCCAGGCCCTACGAACCGGAATCCTTTCTCGCACTCTATGATCACAATCCAATCTTCGCGGGGACGGTGAACCAGATCGCAAGCGACATAGCTGGACTCGGAGGGAGTTTGCAACTAAAGCAAGACAAAAAGGAGAACAAAGAAGAGCGAGAGAAAATAGAGGCCTTCCTGGAACACCCAAATCCCGACGATTCTCTGCGGGGGATTCTAGAAGCACTGATGATTGATTGGGGAGTATTGGGTTACTGGGCTCTTCAGGTGGTACGAAACGCCGGCGGCGAGGTAGTGGAGATATACGATACCGCGGCTTACGAGATGTGGATCCACAGATCCGGCCGGAAATACTGCCGGCGGCGAGGATCACAGGAGCTATGGTTCAAGAAATTCGGCCTGAAAGATGGAGATGACGATCCAATACAAATCTCACCCAAAACAGGAGAAGAGGGGAGCTTTGATATAGAAGATGCGGCTAACGAGCTGATATTCTATCGGAGACATCATCCCAGGTACATCCACTACGGTGTTCCGCTAATCTTGCCCGCAGTAGGCAGCGTGATACTGCTGATCGGCGCGAGAGATTACAATATCTCATTTTTCGAGAGCTACGGAGTTCCCACCTACATGGTAACACTCACCGGGAAGTGGAAACCAGGCAGCGATCAGAAAATCCGTAACTTCATGAACACAGAAGTTAAAGGCTCAGACAACGCCCATAAAACCCTGGTCCTGCAACTTCCCACCGGCGGGGAGATCGAAGCACAAAAACTCTCAGTAGAATCGAAGGAAGGAAGCTTCAGGTTGATGGTTCAGTTATACAGGGAGGACATTTGGTCATCGTATTCTATGCCGCCCTCCAGAAAAGGGATCGCAATAGTCGGCAGATTAGGCGGAAATATCGCAGAAGAGGCAACTAAAATCTATAAACAAAGCGTTGTGAATCCCCTACAGGAGGATGTAGAAAATATAGTGAACAGGAAGCTCCTAGAAGAAGGCCTTGGATGTTCGTCCTATAAATGGGAACTGAACGAGCTAGATACAGAGGATGAAGACAAAGAATTAGATAGACACTGTAAAAGAATAGAACATGGGTTGGAAACACCCAACCAGGCAAGGGGCACACTGGACCTGGGCGAGCCGTATCCGCTTGGGGATAGATTCTATATGAATCGAAGCTTAATTCCTGTAGACGTGCTTGATGCCGCCGGAGTTCAATGGGGCAAATACATGGAGGAAGAAAAGGAAAATGCGAATTGAAGACATCTCCCATGAGACATTGATCGGATTGTCAAACAGCGACTTGCGAGAGCTTCGGCTGCGCTGCCGTCAGTTGTTTCGCAAGTACGATACCTTGGAAAAGAAAGAGCAACTGATACACATAGACAAGAAGGATCTGGAGGCCAAATACAATTTGCTAATGACTGAGTTCGACAAGCGAAAAATCCCTTATTCCAAATGGGAGATAGACAAAAATCTTCAGGGGATCTACCTGGTCCCACCTCACGGTCGATGGATCTGGGAAGGCGAGAAGACCCTGATCGTTAAAGCACGAGCTTTCAAAGGAATGGTGGGGAAGCCGCTCATTCTGGTTTCAGAAGATAAAGCTTATGGAGTGATCAAGCTGAAAGTGCCGAAACGGATCTCCCTCAAAGAATTTGAGAAGCTAAAGTGTGATCACAAAATATCAGAAAAAGAGCGGGAAGCGTGGTGGCCTGGTAAGAAATCTCTCTACGCGTATGAGTTCACTGTGCAAGAGAGATATGACACCCCAAAGGGTATAGCAGTACCCCAGGGCGTTCAGACTTTCATCCAGGATGTTGTTTTCCCTGAAAACAAGGATGTGAAATTAGAAAAAGCGAAGCTGAAATGGGAACTGGAAAAACCCGGATACAGAATATTCGAGGTGGAGGACCTGGAAAACACCCCTGGCTTCCAGGAAGAGCAGCAGAAAGTAATCACTGAAGCAAAGTTTGATGGCGTGAGAACCAGGCTGGAAAAACATGGTGGCAAAGCGATAATCTTCACCGACCCGGAGGAGACTTCCACTCCTGATAAGACGGAACGGCTCCCATATCAGATCGCTGAGCTAGAAAAAATGTATAACGATAACTTTGTCCTGGACGCTGAGATCGTCATGCTCAGCGAGAATGGTGATGAGGTCCTCCATCGGACCGCTATTAATGCGCTGATAAACGGCAAGTTCGATCCCACAGAGAAGAGCAAACGAGCAAGAGTATACGTATTTGATATTCTCGAACTGGACGGAAACTCCACCAGGACCTGGCCGCTGAAGGAGAGAAAGGAAGCTCTGGAAAAATTCAAAGATACCGAACATATCAAATTCGTCAGACCAGTAATAACACTTACCAGCCCAGCTTTATCTTATGTGGTTCCGGTCTCAGCGGCAGAGAGAGCCATGGAGCTGGTAATGAAAGCAACACCTAAATTCATATCCGAGGGGGCGATGATAAAGCTCTTGGACGCACCTTATTCAGGAAAGTCGTGGTGTAAATTCAAAGAAAAATTTGAGATAGACACATTGGTGGTGGGAAAACATGAGATCATTCGAGAAGGGAAAAGGACTGATAATTGGAATTATTCACTGGCAGTGGGACCTCTTTCGCCAGAATGGGCATCCGCCATTGAACGAAAGAATGAAAAAGCTGTTGTGGAATATGGTGAGAAAAAATATAACTACATTGGGAAATCGGATAACACGAAGCAAAAAGTAGCTATCGGAAGTATACTTCGGGTAGCTTCGGAAGATGTAAACCGATTTAAGACAGACGACCCGGAGAAACCGTATTTCAAAGCTTACGTCTCAGTGGTGATGCAGCCCGTACCTGAGCGGAAATCACCGGATACCATGCAGGTCCTGGAGAGACTTTCGGAGATGACAGCCCGCAGAGAACAGATGAAAAAAGCACTATTCACGGAGAGAGAGCTAAGAGGCAAGGCGACCGTGGAGGATGCGGTGAAAGCTAGCATTGAGTACGGCAAAATTCCTAAGCCGATATATAAGAAATATGCTAAAGCTGGAGAGCCGCTCCCGAAGGAGTTCTATACGGATTACCAGGAAGGCGATGCCTGGGCTCAGACGCATATTCGTGGTCTGAAGCCAGAAGAAGTGGAGAAGTACGAAAAGAAGCAGCTCTCCCTGGCTGAGCTGATGGAAGGCCATTCCATCCACGTGGATCTGCGGATGGATCTAGGGAAGAAGAAGCTGATACAATGGGTTATCCTTGATAACGATATCCCCTCTTATATGCGATACCTGAAAGGTGAACTTCGGGAAACTGCCGGCGGGAAGAATGTGCAGCACAGCATGGCCGTGGTGAAACCATCAGCAGAAGAACCGCAGAAACTCAGAAAGGAAAGCGAAAAGAAAGAGCTTACAATTTCGGCTGAGGGCGCAAAGATGCTGGAGGAGATCCAGATAACAAGCGGCAGCTACCTGATCCCTCCTGGTGGTGTGGGTGCTACTGCACATACTTACTCCTGGATGGGGCTGATCTGGAAAGGAAGAGTAAAATCCGGGATCCAGCGAAAAGACTATCACGAATATTTCTTATACCCGGGGCCAGGCCTTCCGGAAAGAAACAAAAGTTTTTTCAATGAACGATTCGTTTTCAAATGTTTGAAGCGGGATAAGGACGGCGCTCGGTGGGAGACATGGAAAGCAACTTCCGAACCTCTTCCGCAGGATCCGGTGGAGCACAAAGACGGCGGATACTACTATCCAGTAAAAGCGGAAGAAATTAAAGCCTTTGGCAGAGAGCACTATAAATATGGGCAAAAAGCGCCGGTTAGTAAAAATTAAGAAAATGAAGATGCCCGGAATGACCAGCAGAGGCCCTTGCGTTAAAGCCCATGCTTGCAATGGAAGAAAGCAGAGCCGCAGTTTCCTCATGCGAGTAGATACAGGCGCAGATACCTCTATAATCCCTGCATCCGCAGTAAATGAGATAGGAATAAATCTATATAATGAACCTAAAAATGTACTCCTGGCGAATGGCAAATTTGAAGATGTAAAAACAATCTCATGTGGAATTAAGATAGATGGGATAGATGAAATCTTCCACCCTGTAGAAGGAATATCCGTTATTGACAAAGAGTTTGGATTTCTTGGACTGGATATACTGGATCAGTTCATAATGGTGTTGGAAGGTGGTAATGGCATACTAGCGAAAGCGGAGGAGGTGAAATCCTTTGGAGGAAAATACTATGACTACGGCAGAAAAGAAACAGCAAAAGCTTGAAGAGAAGAAAGACTACAAGAAGAAAATGGCTGAATGCCTTCGGGACGCTATGGACGCGTGGAAGGATGCTTTTTTTATCGAAGGTTACGGCCGAGAATTCGATAAGTGGAAGATTACTCCAGATCCTGTAGCGATAGCAATGATTGCAGATACTCTGTTCATGTCAAGAGAAGTTTGATGCCATAATGATGCCAGAAATTGGAGAATTCCAACACAGTCTGGACCAGCATTACAACTTAATTCGTAGACTCGGCTGCCAGCTCACACAATAAGCATTCATGCCATAATGATGCCAAAATAGTTCTGGAGCCAGGGTGAGCTGGTGATTTTGAATGCCATATACATGCCAAAGTAGAATACGGATCCGCAGTGAGTTGGTGGATTTAGATGACAATAACATGCCAGATAGGAAAAGTCGAAGGTTCAAAATATGGATACTTCATGAGAGCTTGCTTAGTAGGCTACAATAGGAAACGCAGCTCCTGGTTTGCGGCCCGGATTGATACTGGCGCGGACGTGACAATCGTTCCTGCAACTGCGTTCCGGGAAATCACGCCTGTATTCCAAATTGGTATGGTTAACCTGGTATACGGAGATGGGAGGCTGGAAAAGGGAGTTAAGACATTTGGTTGTGGTATCTACGTTGAGGGCCTGGGAACCTTACAGTCCAGATGCGGCATAGTTCCGAAGAACCTGGAAATAGGGCTATTGGGCATGGACGTTTTGAGAAATTGCAGATTCTATATGGATGGCGAGAAGAGAGGGTTGCTGAGCAGGAGGTGAGAGAAATTGGAACTTTCAGAAATCAAGATGATGACAGAGCGTGGGGAAAAAGAGTTTGAGAAGGCGGAGGGAGATGATCTGGATAGCTCAGAGCTTCCATCCTTCGTCTGGATCCCGGAGTTCGTTTCCCTTGCTGGCTCCACTATGTACGAACGGGATAGCAGGGAGCCGGGCGACGTGGATGTAATAGTTCGGGCAGAGGAGAGTGGTGATGGGTTCAAGGTCGAGCTTGATGCAGGGCTCCGGCTGAAAGTTGATAGAGTAATGGAGGATCTCCTGGGTTGTGACTCCACCTCCTGGACCGCAGCAATGACCGGGCCCAACTGGAGGTATAAGCCTCTGTGGGATCTGGTTCTGGTCCCTCATGAGCCTGATGAAATCCGGGAGATAAATGAGCCAGAATTTGCAGAGAGATTCTACAAAGAGTATTCAAGATCAAGGTGCATGAGTTGTGAAAAACCTCCCGAATTTGAAATGCTATGGGCCGAAGGGATGGGGCATGTATGGTTCTGCAGAAAACATGCTATTGAATTCATCAGGAAAAAAGTCAGGGAAAAGTTCAAGCTGGGCATGGAATCAAGTGATATAGTATGGGTCAAAGCCTGTGATGGGCAAGCCCATAGAGATCACAAGGAGAACAAAAATCCAGATGTCCTGGAAGCCCTGATTGAAGTAGAGATCGATGTAGAAGAGCTACAGAAGAAGCTTTCTCGTACAGAGAAAGTAAATAGTCCCTCCCTGGCGTACAAAGCAGTCTACGGCGAAACCAAGTGGCTCCCTGGCAGAACTGGCGGAGCTGAGCATGAATGCGATGGCGCCTTTGTAGATGAGCATATCAAATGCGAATGGATGCAGAAATTAAATGCTATCCCCGGAATCGAGCTGCGAGCAAGCTGCGAAGGACATTCCGAAGAGAGAGTCGCCTATATAGTTTTCCGGCTGAAAGAGGACGAGAGTCGAGCAAAAGAAATAAGCGCAGCTCTATCACATCAGCCGGAGTTATATTCGCTCTCCGACGAAGGGATGGAAGGCAGACCGAGGATCGTAGTAGCAGGAAAGACCTACTACGGCCAGGGGGGCTGGGAAAAATGGTGGAGTTCGCTGAGCGAAAAAATAGAAAATGCTCTGAGCGAAACTTTCACCAAGCTAAATCTGGAGGAGTTCCGCCAGGAAGAAATTGACGAGGACCTGAATAATCCTAAACAGCGCTGGAGGCAGTTGCAAGCCGATCTCCGTTACCTGGGCAATGCCGGTTATCCCCGGCTATCGGCTGGCAAGGAATGGGGAGAGTGGATACTGGAGGATATATTCCGATACTTCGCGAAGATAGTTGATGCGCTGCGTAATATCTATTTCCCTGTTATGCCTCCGAAAATTGGAGATGAGAAGTTCAGCTCAAGCTACTGGAAATGTTATCTGGAAGCGCAAAAATACATGCAAACTAAACCTCCCAAAACTAATGAGGTAAAGCTCTGGGATAAGAAACGCGAGGAAGTACTTCAGAAGTTCGTGAAAATCTTTGACATCAGCAAGAATGATGAGGAACATATAGTTTGCGGTGTTGTATATTCCCCCAATGAAGAAGACGCCCAGGGCGACCAGGCAAGCGCGGATGAAATTAGAAAGGCAGCCTACGATTTCATGGAGCGTGTCCAGAGATTCGGAACGAATCATATTAGAGCTTCTATTACGTGGGCTTTCGGGAAAGAAACGATCGCGAAAATTCTCGAAACCTATTTAGCACCCTGCGATCTAACCATCGAAGGCGAATTTGTAAGAAAAGGCAGTTGGGTTCTAATAACAAGAATAATTTCAAACGAGCTATGGAAGAAGATAAAATCTGGTGAGATCACAGGTTACTCCATGGCAGGCAAAGCGACAATGTAAGGAGATGAAATCTGATGAAACTAACACTGGCCGTGTCCACTACTGTTGAAGAATCAATAACTTTTAGCGAAAAGGAAACCGGAGAAGTAGCTAAACGTATAATAAGTGCTATTTCTAAACCAGGTACAACGGGAGTGATAGTGAGGGATGGAGAAAAAGAGATCCTTAATTTCGAGCAAAAACACTTTCCGTTGATCAAGGAGCTGGTAGCAAGATAAAGAATTATTCCTTGACTTTCTACAGACGATCTGGTATATTTAATTTATAAATGAATAAGGTCGCAAGACAGACGGAGGAGACGGGGGCAAGTCGACTTAAAATCGCTGGCCTTCGTTTCCTCCGTGCGTAAGTCCTGAAGCCAGGATCAGAGATAAAAGACGCGAGATAATTTCTCCTCACGTCGCGGTCTCGAGTGTGAATATGGGCGGATGCCTGGGCTTGGTTGGATTACCGATTAAGCTGGCATCCGTTTTTTTTTAGGATGCCGGAGGTAACTTAAATGCAATTTAAGAAAGGAAGGGAACTCCGAGATATCAAACTCAGAGAGGTTTCCTTTGTGAAGACTCCGGCGAACCGGAAAACATTCCTGTTTTTCAAAAGTGCTCACGGAGAACATGAGACTGACGAAGAGCAGAAGAAAGAGGTAAAAATCATGGATAAGGAGCTGAAAGAACTATTGGAAGCGTTCCTCGACGAGAAAATCAAGGACGAGGGTGATATTGAGAAGGCTGAAAAGCTGACGGAGAAGGTAGTCAACGCGATCAAAGAGGCGCTGAAGATCCTGAACGAGTACAAGGATGCTCTACCCGACGATGCGAAAGAAGCAGTTGATACCCTGGTAAAGTACGCAACCACCAAATATCCCTACCCGAAGCCATACGAGAAGAAAGAAAAAAAGGAAAAAGAGAGCGATCTGGAGAAAGCTGGGAAGAAGCTGTCCAAAGCCACGCTCGAGAAGCTGCTGGCTATGCGGAAGCTGGTCGATGAGCTGCTTCCTGATGACATAAAGAAGATGGCTGAAGAAAAGGATAAAGACGAGGTGGCATTTGAGATGCTTCAGAAAATGCATGATAAGCTGTTTGCCGAGCCCGAGGATGAAGAGGAGGACGAAGAGGAGGACGAAGAAGAGGATAAGGAAACAGGCAAGGTGATGAAAGTTCTGAAGCAGATCGATTCACGGCTGGAAAAACTGGAAAAAATGAAGGGAAAAAAGCGGGATCTGGAGGATAACGAAGACGAAGACGAGAAAGACGAAGATCTATTTCCCAGTATAGAGATATAATTTTAGCTATCAGGAACCACTGAAAACAAGTGGTAGACAAGAGAGGTGAAAGAGTATGCGTTCAAACAGGGATATGTTGAGCATGAAAACGAAACGAACGCTCATCGAAAAAATGATCTCGTTGACGGCAATAACCCTCAACGCAGAAGAGTCGAAGCGATTCACCCTCATGGTGTGGGACAAATCTGTGCTAAAAAACAATGCCCGGCTGGTTACAATGAATTCCGCAACGCGGAACGTGAGGGCTCTAGGGATAGGCACAGACCGGATACTGCATCCGGCGTCTACGTTCAGCTCATCGGATTATAAGAAAAACTTCGCCAATAACCTAATTCCGCTGGCGACAGAGGAATTTCGCTGCTGTGTGGTAATCTACGACAGCGATCTGGAAGACATAAATGTGGGGACTGCTGCCGAGTTCAAGCGAGCGGTCATGGGCATGGTCTCGATGAAACTGGCCAACGAGTTGGATGAGCTGTATTGGATCGGTGATAAAGAGGGCCTATCAGGGTTTGCCAATACCGATGCCAGAAGCCGACTTAACGGCTGGAGATACCAATTGGACCACAGCCAATCTGATGAGGCCTACGAGAACAAAGTTACCGGTTCGACGGTCGTTCTTGACGCGTCTAACATCGTAAGTGCAAGAGCAGCGGATTTCGAACTTGTAGTTACCCAGGGCATCGCGGAGACGGCCGCTTCTGGATCATACGAAACAGAATTTAAATTCGATCTGATGATCGAGAAACTTCCGAGTGAATACAAAGTGGGCGGGCTTGACAAGCTCAGGTTTTTTACGAGTGATCAGATTGTATCCCGGTACCATAGGAAACTGTCGCGCCGGGCGACTGGCTTGGGCGACTCTATACTCGCGGGAAAAGCTCCCATGAGCTATGGGCTAGTCCCAATCATACCCTGCCCATTAATGCCTACCACCATGAAAATCGACACCGTTGATCCACAAAAAGAGGCGCTGAAAGCAGATGGAGATTTGACCGACTGCACACTAACCCATCAGAGCAACTTTATCATCGGAGTGCAGAAGGACATCCAGATAGAAATGGAAAGATCGGCCGCGGACAGAGCCAATCTTTTCTTCTATACGCTGAGAGTTGACGCGAAAATGGAGGATGTGCACGGCGTGACCTTTTGCAAAAGACTAAAGGTGGCATAAACCGGTAGCGGAAGGATCGAAGGTGGCATGAATGCAATATGAAATCTGGAACTGGGGCGCCACGCGTGTGCTGCCATACAAAGACGGAAGCGTAGAACTTGTGCAAGAAGACGGAATATATACCGAGGATGGAAAAATGGCTGAGGCACTGGGCAAGTTTCCTCTTATCTCGGTTAAAGAACTTACAGCGCTGGAAGACCTGCCGATGAAGGATCTGAATAAAAAGGCAGGCAAAGCTGGAATCAACCCGTTCGGTTTGAGAAAAGCCGAACTGGTTGCAAAATTGAGAGAGGTGGAAAAGAAATGAGAAGAGACTTAAGCAATCTGGATAGAGATATACGCGGAGACACTATGCGTATTTTTCAGGAAGCCTTCGCAGATGGTATTGATTGCGATATTCTTCAGGGTGGTATGTTGGCAGGCCGCTCAGCGCAAAGCATCCTGGAGACAAGTACCATACAAAATTACCTGCTCGGAACGAGGCGTCAGCTTCTGGATGGGCGGATATTCAGATATTGTAAAGCTGGCGCGGCTCTTGAAGGCGCGACCCTGATCAAGGGCTGTCACAATGATAATAAGCCTTATGAGGGTGACAGACCCGCGACTGCCTATGCAATAGGCGCGACCGCAATAACGATTCCATCGACATCCACTGGGAATGCCGTAGCTAATGAAGCTAAAGATGCTTACGCAGATGGCTTTATCTGGTTCCAGATGGATCCGCATATGTTTCATCGAATCGCCAGCAATACGGCAAAATCTGGAACAACCCAGATCTTGACGCTTGCTAACGGCATCCAGTATGCGCTACCAGAATCGGCTTCCGGTGGCGATACAATGTGGATAACTATCTGGCCGAGCATCTATGGAAATGTCGTACCCCCTAATAGTGGTTTTAAATCGGTGGTTTGCAAGCCGCTGGTAGAAGTAGCAAAGGACTCGTACTTCTGGGGTCAGACCTGGGGGCCCGCATTCTTCCAGGCTGGTTCTGGGCCAGATGGCCAGACATCTCCTGGTAAGACTTCAGGGTACAGAGAAGTGGTATTTCAAACTGACGGAAGTGTGGTTGATGCCCGCAAAGGCGATGGAACAGCTTATAACAAGCAGCGAGCCGGCTATATACTTTCCCAAACCACCACGTCAGACGGTGATCAGTTGGTGATGTTGCAGTTGGCTCAATAAGAAGATCAGTCCGTAGATAGACTGGATCCGGGGATGGTAAATGAGCTGGCTGAAAACACACATAATTCAAATACTCCTGGTTTGCCTGGTAAGTGCGCTTACCTGCCTGGGTGGAATATACGTCCAGCAAATACAGAAGGCAGAAGCCCGGGTTGAGCGAATTGAAAAGCGCGTTGGGACGTTGGAAGCAAGCCTGCCGAGGATAGAGGAATCACTAAGGTCTCTCAGGGGATTGCTGGATGAACGGACGAGAAACATCAGCAATCAGATCAAGGAAACGCGCCAGAGGCTTTATGAACGTATGGACCAGCAGCACGAGCTGGTAAAACAAATGGTGGAGATGTCAGATGGCAGCCGCAGGGAACTACGTGAGTGAGACTGATGTTGATAACTGGCCTGCCGGAGCCACGGAGGCAGAAAAGCAGGCGGTTATCGATCGAATCGAGGAGCTGGCCGAGGCAGTGACAGAAGATCTGTTCTACGCAGCCAGCTTCGATATCTACATGGATGGAAATGGGAAAGACAGACTCTGCTTGGGTCTCAAGCCGGATATCCTAAGTATAACCAAGATAGAGATATCTGGAGTAGAATTGTCATCTGATTACTACACACACGATAAGGACTTCATATACCGGGATCCCGGGAGCGCTGCTTCCTTCCCGGAGCTTCGCTGGCTTCTCAGGCAACATGCCGGGGGGCTGTTTCCCGAAGGAATAGGAAATATCCACGTGACAGGAACTTATGGGCAAAGCACCTGCCCGAAAAATGTAAAGGAAGCGTGTATTATCCTCTGCCGGGATGAGAATGACCCTACGCTTTATACCCACCGTATTCAGGGGCAGGAGGAAATCGGTGGAGAAAGCTATAGAACAGATGTAGAACCGCTGACGGGCGTAGAGGAAGCTGATCGATTATTAGATCGATTCATCAATCGAAAGCCAATGCTATCTGTAGTATGATGAAATGCGTAGATTGTTTAACTCCAAATGTACCATCAGTTATTATGCAGAAGGTTCTAGGAACGACCTGGGTGAGCCTTCCCGCACACTCACTCAGCGCGCTTCAGACGTAGCTTGTAATCTCCAACCTCGCTCTCGGAGCCTCGCTTACGAATTTCCACAAAGAATTAGAATCCAGGATCAACAAGGAGTAATTCAAAGGACCACTCATATATTATTCCTGCAGGCAGGTCAGAGTATCGAAGATAACGATGTAGTGACAGATGCTGATGGAGCTACATATACTGTGGCATTGGTACTTCCCTGGAAAAGAGGAGGAAGGATTCACCATAAAGAAGCCCTTCTGATAAAGGTGACAGGGACATGAAACTATTGTTCAAAGCAATCAGAGCAGCTCTGACTGATGCAACATTGAACGCTGAAGTTCCAATTGGGGACATTACCAGCTCGTACAATGCTGAGCTGGCAAACTACCTCAGAGGTTCTGATACATGCGATATATGAGGCTGAACTTCGGGATAATGTCTTCGATGGTGCAAATCAAGTGTGGGAACTGCGGGCAAGATATGAGGTGTTATACTCCTCTCCTTCAGTAATAGCAACAACTGCAGCAACAGGGAAGATATATGCAGATCCCGTAAACGTAGAAGCAACCGCAAAAAAGGAGATCGGAAACTTCAGTGGCAAATTTTCGCTGAAAGTAGAGTACAGTGAACGGACCGTACAATCAGGGGGGAAACGATTCTCAAATTCCGTGGGATATAATACAGGGATAGCAACTGTAGAGATCGAAGAAGTAGTATTCAAACCAGAGAATCTTAAACTTCTCTGGGATGTAAGCTATAACACAAATGATAAACTAGCAGATGACTCTAGCTCTGCCACCTCATTTACAGTTACACAAGAAACCAAACCAAATTACCTCCAGGTGCTATTTCAGATTATCAAAACCGATGATGGAAAGAAACTGGAGGTGGAAGCTGACAAGGGGATCTGCGAGGACCTGGTTCTGCCATTTTCCAAGAGCGATCTGACAATCCACAACTGCACGTGGATATGCTTATCAGATGCAAATGGCAGAATAATCAAAGTGAGTATAGAAAATTGAACGGAAAAATACAAAGAATAAAGAAAATCGAGGGCTCTGAAGAAACGGGTGAGGTTATAATCTACCGAGATCGAGAAATTATAGGTAAAATTCCACTCAACACTCAAAATCTAATAGATAGCAAGGCGAACGAAGAAAGCGTATTAAAAGCGGATGGCTCCAGGCCAATGACAGGACTACTAACACTTTCAGGTGCTCCGTCGGCTGATCTAAACGCAGCTACAAAGAAATACGTGGATGATGCTGTAGGCGGGGGTGGTCATACACATATTCTATCCAGTGGCGCTACCGATGTAACAGCTACAGCGGCAGAGGTAAACCTACTGGACTTGTCGGGTCTATCCATCGGCCAGGTATTGCGCGCTACAGGGGCAGCATCAGCAGCATGGGGGAGCATACAAGCTGAAGACTTGCCGACAGCTATCGATGCTGCGAAAATTGCAGATGGTTCAGTTTCAGACGCGGAATATCAATACCTTAACGGTGTTACTTCAGCTCTACAAACGCAGTTGAATGCAAAGGCGGCGGATTCTGTTGTTCTGAAAAAGGATGGCACAATTGCCCTAACAGCCGACTGGGATATCGGAGATGGCAAAAAAATAATAGCGGACGAGATCCGTGCGAGAAATGGAGCTGGCCTTCAGTTATTCAATAGTAGCGAAACTGGACTCACTATTCACTCTAGCGGAGCGAAGCTGCCAGCAGATAATTATCTGAACTGGGATACTGTGGAGGGAGCTCCTGGATTTGGAATCCGATCTAATAGCGGAGTGATGGAATATAGAAATTCTGGAGGAGCCTGGCAGAACTTCTTAGCAACTCCTGGAGGCTCTCCCGGAATCTTTAATGTACTTGACTACGGAGCAGTTGGAGATGGTGTAACAGATGAGACAGCAGCATTCCAAGCTGCAATCGCCGCAGCCACTACCGGAAGTATCCTATATGTCCCTCGTGGGAACTATCTCATCTCAGGGGAGCTTGATATCACTAAGAATCTATTGGTCAAAGGAGATGGCCCATTTTCGCAAATCTATCAAAGCGCGAATAACCTCAATTTATTTCATTTCACAGGTGCGGGGAATTTTGGAGTCGAGAATATTATGTTGGCAGGGGAGCAAACCACTGCCGGCAAATGCTTGCTTCGTGTCGATGCTTCAATGAGCCACGGAATAATTCGGAACGTATGGCTGCAGGGAGGATATTATGGAATTGCGCTTTATGGGGCTTTATTCGTACTTATCGAACATCCCGTGAGCACCACGAGTTGTTGGCACTCGGTAGGTGCTACAACCCAGGCTTATATCTACGGAGAGGTTGGAGGGGGAAAAGCTATTAACGCCCTCACTATAATAGAACCTACTCTCCAGGGTGGTAACACATCAGTGTGTGGAATAAATCTCAGTGGCGTTGGGAAAAGCGAATCCAATTGCGTCATTATAGGTGGCTGCATCGAATATATGAAGACGAGCGGGGGCAAAGGGATTTATATCACGACATTTGGCCTTGGTACAACTATTATCGGAACTCACCTGGAAGGAACTGCCCCAATCGAGTTAGTATCATGTACAGGCGCAAGCGTGAGAGGATGCTTTACCCCTGGATTTACCGTAACTGGATGCAAGGGAACTAGCATTGAAAACTGTTATCTGTATGGTGGGATAACGATAAGCTCAACTTGCAGAGATATCAAAGTTAAAAATTGCAAATATGATATCTCAGCATACGGGAGTATAGATCTGAAGGCCAAAAGTATTGAATGGTCAGGTAATTGGAATGTCACTAATGATGTGCTCAGAGGACATGGTAGCTTCTTCCCAACTAGCCATGTCCGCAACATGTGTGATGGCGATCTAGAAGTGTGGAATGACGCAAATCAACCCCTGGATTTTGTTGGCCATCCAACAGCAGCCACAATCCTGGAGGAATCCACAATAGTGAAATATAACAAGAGAAGCGCCAAAGTGATCTGTGTTGCAGGGCAAACTTCAGCAAATATCAAATATACAGTTGATGCCTCCAAATACGATCGCTCGGAGACATTCTTCCCGCAAGCATTCACGGTCAGGTTCTGGGCATACAAGCCGGCCACAGCCGGATTTAACCCGCGTATCGCTATTGGCTATGATGGCGGCACAACAATAGGACATACTTTTTCAATAGATGCAGAAATCTGGACTCCTTGCCAGGAAAGTTTTTTGTTCGCGGGAGCGGCGGGCTGGACTAATCCGAAAATTTATATTGGCGCGCAAAGCATTTCCCCAGGCGATCACTGCTACATCGACGGAATAACCATAGTCGAGGGGGATCACGCTCCGCTCACGTTCAACGATGCTAGGGGGCTCGAGGGAAATTTCCGGGTATCTGGAAATTCCTTACGTGGTGGCAAAACCGAAACTTTAAGCGCGCATGGTACGTTCACGTATGGGGATGGTGAACTCCATCTCATAGATCCTGGAGGAGCTCCACGAAATTATAATCCATCAGGAGCTTTCCCTGAACGCGCAGAAATCTGGGTAATAAATACCGCGGACGCTGCTGAAACTCTAACTGTAGATTCCGGCGGAATTGCTGTAGCAGTAGCTCAAGACGAGCGAGGATATTTTGTATACGATGGTTCGTCCTGGATAAAAGTTTACGTAGGAAGCTAAGGAGTGAATGGAAATGCGAGAAAAAGAAGAAAATGAGGAAAAGGAAAGAAATTTAGCCGAGGAAGCAAAGAATCTCGAAGAAGAAAGAATAAGGAGAGCTACCTTAGAAATTAACGAGATTTTGGTCAAATATAACGTGCAGATCGAAGGCATAGCTTTAATAAAAGCAACTGAGATAAGAATCGTAACAAAATGAGGTTGAGATCATGCCAACAACGAGAATACCTTATGGAGTGCTTGATGGACGTTATGTAAATTCTGAAGGAGATATAATAAAACCTGTAGTTGATTCAACGACTTTATTTCAGGTACTTAACGCAGCAGGCAGCACTGCTGTTCTAAATGTGGATACAGAAAATGAAAGAGTAGGAATCGGAACAGATTCTCCTGACAGTACATTACATATTGTAGCTGACATAAATGGCGGCTACGTTGAGCCAGTTGTAGAGAATACGGCTACCTCAGGTGCAGCAGGATTTTCATTTAAGACAAGTAGTAAAGAATGGAAGATGGGCGTCAATACATACAATGAATTCAGAATCAGAGACGACACACTAGGAAAAAATGTCTTTGTTATTCTGGGTGGAGCAGGAACAAATAGTTTAGTTATAGATAGTGGATCGAAAATCGGCATAAATACCTCGTACCCCCGAAGAAGATTAGACATTCTGGATACATCTGCTGCGCAAATCAGACTTACACATACAGATAATAGTATTTACACGGATATTAAAACTGACTCGAACGGTGATCTCACTATTACACCAAGCGGCGATGAAATCATTCTGCCTGCAGGTAAGAACTTGACTTTTGCTACTGCTACTGGGACTAAAATAGGAACAGCAGCAAATCAACTATTATCATTCTATGGAGCTGAAGCTGTAGATCAACCTGCAACTGTAAGTGATCCAACAGGCGGCGGAACAGTAGACGCAGAAGCTAGAACAGCTATTATAGCTGTTATAGATAGACTTCAGGAGCTTGGGCTGATCGCGTAGGAGGAATATTTTATGGACTTCAAAGCTGGACTTTATGATGCTTCTGGCGATCCAATTTCGTCTTCCACGGATCTAGGAGTCAAGATAAAAAGAGATGCTGATGATTATTTCTATGACTGGAATGACAGTAGCTTTAAAGCAACCGGACATACAACGATCAGTGGACAGATGGCAGAGATCAACATTACGGTAGTGCCCGGAGAATATGAGAAGAACGTTAATACGTCAAGCTGGTCTGCTGGCGTCTATACCGCATATACAGAATATACCGGGACAGCAACCACAAAATTCAGAGATACAATTGAATTCGTCGTACTCGGTGGATACGAGTTAAATGCCCTGCTACTGCGGTGGATCAGGAATGGTCAGAAATTCAGTGGGAGCAACATGATTCTTTATGACGATGATAATTCTACTCCTTTACTAACCTGGCCAGTCTCACATGGGAATCTCTCTGTGGCGCCACCACTAAATAGGGGAAAGGCAACCTAAGAAATGCCAAATACATGGGGATACGGAGGATCATCAGGAGTCCTAACAGGCTACCTACACAAATACTCTGGGCAGGGGGATTTTGTGTTGGTAATGATAGCCCCTGAGGAATACGAAGTAGAAGATTTTGAGGTAGACGCAGATATATGGAGTGCGACAGATTCTGCCAAAACTACAGTTTGGAGATACACTTCGGACCCCGCTCCCCGAAACAGCGTGATGGCAGTTCGGGGAAAATCCTGGACACTTGGAGATGGAGTGAAATTGGGCGATGGGTATTACCTGGCAAATCCTCAGGGGAAAGGAGAAGGGGCATACAAAGATTATAGTGTCCAGGAAAAGGTCATTTACGTCCTGAATTGTCTCTATCGTATCCCGGAAGGCGGAACAGTGACGATACAGTTGTACGATCAGACTAATGGAGCGGAGATCAGCTCGAAAAACGTAATAGATTCATCCTGGAATAGTGCAATATTTCAGATAACTGCGCCGGATAACTGCACGACGATCAGAGTGAAATTTATACAAGCTGACAGCCAGCACCCGGGACCCTTCTTGATAGATAATGTCTCCCTAAACGGTAACATCCTGAGAAGAGACCCTGATGAATACAAGCGGATCCCAATAAGAATTGGAAGTTTCCATCAAACTCTATCCGGACGAAGAATTTATGACATCCGGGCATTCCATTACGAATTTCTTATGCATTGGAAGCTGGCCGATGGTGATGAATACGAAAACTTAAGAAAGGCTTATTATTCAAACGAATTACTTTATTTCAACGATGGTGATGTGCCTGCGTTAGCTGAAAGTGACGTGGTATATGAAGACGCGGAGTATGATTACGAAGGAATAACGAATCCGTCGAGCACGCACAAGGCATATTCCGACAGCTCTTCCTCCCTTCCATCAGGTAAAACAGATTTTGAGACAACAGAATTCTCCACGGCTGATTATCAAGCTATCGATGCAAACGATAGCAGCTACAAAGAAACTGCAGATCCCTCAGTGCCGAAATATTTGTATCATAAATTTCTCATCCTGTCCTCTATAGCGCAATCTGGAGTCCAACGATTCCGGGTTAGAATAGCCTGTCTCTCGGAGGACACGTCAACCGAAGATATCGATGGATGTGTTTTATATGGATGGAACGGAGCCAGTTGGGTGAAATTCGCAGAAAGTAGCAGCAGCAGCAAAAATCATCTCGAATATGCTACAGTTGAACCTGAAATCGCTCAGCAATTTGTGGATTCTTCTGACAGCTATATAAGGCTCCTGGTGCGATCACAATATGCAAGGCGGAAATACACGGAAAGCTTAAATCTGCGAACCTATTATGTAGAATGCGAGATCAATGAGGATTTAAATCTCATAATAGAACTTACACATAAGGCGATCTTAAATGAAAATGATGACGTGATGTGGGTCAAAAACCTGACTCAGGGAACAGTACTAGTAAAGAATACAGATTACACAATAACGGCAGATAGAAGATCAGTAACAGTTTCAGGGCAGACAAGTGGTGATAAAATAGAAGTAAAATATAACCGCTATTTTGAGGTAATGTTTGGTTCGTTACCGGAAGAATGGCTAAATAGAGATGCAGATACAGATGATAGAGATATAAACATAGTGCTAGAAACTCTATCGGAGAGTAGATAAATGCAATATGGAGCGCTATCAACAAGCAAAATTGTACTATTTGAATTAGCACAACAAGGAAGAATCAGGAATCCAACGTTCGTGATCTGGCTAGAGGGTTTTGGGGATCCATCGAAATATGTGATAAGCATAGATAC